ATGCTAAAGTCTATGGGAGGTTCTGGAACTACGAATCCCGATACAGGATTGCAGGAGTACTTTTGGCCACTTTTAGCTAAAGCGGCCCCTATTGTACTCGGAGCTCTTAGTGGCGGAGAAGGTGGTGGACTACTTGGTGGGTTACTTGGGGGTGGAGATAAAAAAGAAGAAGATGGTGGAGGTGGTGGAATAGGTGGTATGCTTAGTGGACTATTAGGTGGACTTATGGAAGACGGTGGAGAAGTTGGTGGCCAAGAACCAGAATCGTTAGCTACTTTACTTGCTAAAAGAAGACAAATGCCTCAAGGGTTCAATCAACCAATAGGACAACAGAACGACATACAAATGATATTGAGGAATATGCAACAAAATCCTAATCCTCAAGTACAAGAATACTTCTTAGGAGGTATGATTCAAAAACTACTAGGACAATAATTATGGGAAGATTCTATAAGACTACTTCGGTCCCTTCTGTCGATTATACATATAAGTATCCATTTGCAGAGCTACTTAGTGCGGCGAAATATAAGCAAGGGAGACAAGATAAAGCTGTTGAACAGTTGCAGACTGCTAAGGACGAATTATTCGATATAGATTACGTTCCAAATTCTGATGATGAAGTATATTTAAAGCAAAAACAGGCGGAATTCGATGAATACATGAAAACTGCGTCTGAACAGGATCTTAGTGGAAGTACAGGACGTCTTACAAAAGAAATAGGACGAATAGCCAGTGATCCAAGACTTGCTGATATTCAATATAATGCTGATTTTGCAGTAGCAGGAGAAAAGGCCAGACAAGCTAATATCTTAGCTGGTAAAAATGATCCTAGAACTAATAGAAACTTTGCAGAGGACGTTAATAATCTAGGTGGTACTGGAAGACTTTCAATAGGAAATATAGGTACAGTAACTTTAAATGATCCAGCAGAAGCGTATTTCGATGATGTACCAGATGAATCTGCAACGGATTTGAAGTTCTTACAAATGGTAGCAGCTCAAGGTGCAGCTAACTTCGCTCAAGATCCTAGAGTTGTACAAGCATTCTTTGATCAAGATGGAGATATAAACGATCCCGTTGCACTGGAGAAGTTTGCACACGATAAACTCCAAAACAAAGCTGTAGAGGTTTGGAACCTTAATCGCGGAACACAAGCAGAGACATTAGAAGAACAACAAGAAAAAGAGGCGGCAGCAGTAGCAGCGTCAAGAAGTTATACACACGAAACTATATATGAACCTTTGATATCAGGGGGAGAAACACATGTTACAGTGAGTCCAGAGTCCCTTGCTTTAGTACATGGAAAGCCTGAGAAAATAGACCATAATGGAGCTGATATCTTAATTACTCCTATGAATTTAGGTCAAGGATCAAAGGTATATATAGAACCTTTGTTAGAGGCTAATAATCTTCCTTATACCTTAAATGGAGAAACCTACCATGAAGGAGATGTAGGATACGATGCTAATAAAGCAAAATCACAACGATTAGCTGGAATGGAGCTTGAAGATTTCTATGATGATGCAGATGTTCGTACAGTAATGGAACTACTTGCAGATAAGGGAAATAAAACGGCTGCTGAGAAGCGACTTATAGCTCGTGTAAAAGAAGAAGCAAAGTATTTAGATTCTGGCATAGATCCTTTTGAAAACATAGAAGAAGGACGAAAAGCAGACTTCTATGAAACATATATAAAAGAAACTGATTTAACAGACGGACACGCAAAACTTATTCATAACTTTACAAGCTCTTTAGGAGGACATCGCATTAAAACTCAAATTCCAGATGTAAATAATACAACTATGATCAATGGGAAACTGTATACAAGGGCGAAAGTTCTTTTTACAGATACTGAAGCTACGGCTTTCTTTGGTGGAAGCAGTTCATGGCTTAAGCACAGTGATTGGGAAGATTTATTTTTAGAAGGAGACTGGAATCTAAGGTCTCTAGTTACCAGTACTCTTGGACTTGTTAAATCTGAAGGTAAAAGTGACGGTGAAGAGCTTTACTCTATGCAAATATTAGTTCCTAATGGAAGTGATCGAACAGCAAGAGAAGACAGAGACTTTAAACATTCTACCACTAAACAAAGAGACGCACGTAATATAGATGCAGTAGATAAAAGACAGGCAGAGCTCTTAAAACAGGCAGAATACAATGCAAAAATGGAGAGAATGGGTGTTGCTATAGAGCATGCAGCCTTTAAGAAAGCTAATAGACTGATGCCAAAAGGAGATAATGGTGAGGCAGTAAGTAATTATCATAATTCTGCACTTTTAGCACTGAAAAATTTAGAGTTAGACGGTAATGAAAAAGTAATAAAAAATAAGTTAAATATTACTGCATCCAGCGCACGAACTAAGAATCCTCAACTTGTTAAATCATTTAGTGAATTAACTACTGCAATAGAGCATTTTGGACGTAGAGCCGATCAGATCAGAAAATCAGACTGGCCTGCAGATGTTAAACAACAAGCTTTGGCCCAAGTACATGATAATTTTAGTGCGGCGATGGAAAAACAAGGACTTGCTTCCTTTGGAAGTGACGCTTTTGCAATCGATGACTTTGGATTAGATCTCAGTAAAGGAGACAATACTCCTATAGATGGTGCCACATATACAGCACAAATGGATAAGTGGGGTAAAGCTAATAATTTAACTAAAGTAGATAGTTCTGCCTATAAAACTCTTAATTGGGATAGTAACATAGCTACTCAAGGAGATATTAAAAGTGGTAAGGTAAGTGCTCCTTATGTATCAAATGAGGGAAAAGCTATACTTACTGCTGTAGACAGTTGGGCGCAAGCAAATGGAGTTCCCAGTATAAATGTCAATTCTATGGGAAGGCCAGAAGCACTTCAAAAGTTTCTTAAAAATACTGGAAGTCCTGCCGCAGTTAGTAGCAAACATAGAGTAGGATCAGCAATTGATTTTAATATAAAGGATCCAGCGTTAATTGCATCTATTAAAGCAGAATTAGAGCCTAAAGGGTATAAAGTTCTATCTCATGGAGGACATGTGCATATTGAACCTGCCTAAATTTAACTTATTATCTTTGTACGTATGAGCGCTAAACAACACAGGCCTATTGAAGAGTATGTAGAGCAGTTTGAAAATAAGGAAGTAGAGCAAAGCGAAAGCTTACGCTCTGAACTTCAGAATAAGCCTTTACAAAATAAGCAAGGCACAGCAACAACTCCAATCCCTCCAAATACTGAGCTTCCTTTTGAGAATCCCATAAATCCTTATGGACCAGAAGACCCACGTTCTTTCGAAGAGCAGGATGCTTATACAGCCGATAAAGCGGGGTATCTTCAGCAACGCTATAAATCAGAGTTACTTAAGTATATAAATAAAGGAGGAGAAGATAGAAAGCTTTTAAACAGTGATCCTCGTTTTAACCCTGAGGATGCACTGGTTGTAAGTACTAAAGAAGAGATCTTAGAAAAGAGTGGAATACGTAATGTATGGAATGCTCTTCAGCAGAATATAGATGCTATTCAGATAAGTGCTACTAAAGGAGAGATCCTTGAGGCTACTAATAGAAAGAACATAATCGAAGAAGATATTAAAAATTCAGGAGGAGTACCAACTGAAGATCAGCTCGATGCTTTACAAGAGATCGATGATGATATTGCTGATTATGAGCAAGATATAAAAGAAAACGAAATAGAACATAAGGCTGCATCTGACTATTTAGGAAAATATGGTCAACATAGGATTGATCAGGATGTAGCAAATCCAGGAGCTTGGCCTGACAGTTGGATGGAGCTTGCACACCATTTAGGTGGAACTATGTCTGAAATACAAGCAATGGGGGCGAGTATGGCTGCTCCTTATATTGCAGGAAAGGCTACAGCACTTGTAGGGGCTAAAGTAGGACTTGGTGCGACTATATGGTCAGGACCAGGAGCTGCAGGGGGAGTAACAGTTGGAGGTGTTATTGGATTCGCTGTAGGATTTGGCGGAGCACTTGCTGCACAGCTTTATTCTAGAAATAGAGAATCTTACGCAGAGATGCATGAAGCATTTGAATCTAAGATTGAGGGAGAGAAAAGAAAATACAGACTGCTTAATAATGGCAAGGAAATGCCAGAAGAAGAGTTAGCTGCTCTTGAAAAACAAACGATGTCTACTGTAGGGGCTGTGTATGACCTGAATCAAAATCTATTTGCTACAGATGTGATTGAAGCAGGTATAGGGTTCTTACCTTGGAGTAAGTTTAAGAACTTCTTACCTACAGGTAAATGGGGAAGAAGAGCTGCTTATGCAGGTGCAGGAGCTGGTGGTGTAGGTGTAGGAGCTTATTGGGAAGGAAGAGAAGAAGGAGACCAGTTCTTAATTAAGAATGGTTATCTAAGAGGAGACTATGATGATTTAGAAAGACTCGAATCTATTGTAAACAGTATGGGACTGGCTGCAGAAACTACTGGAGGGATGGTCAATAACTCTATTAATAGGATTTTAGACTATAGAGTTGCAGGAGGACGCACGGAATCCAAAGAGTTTAAAGCCTCTGTTGATGCAGGAGTAATGCTTGGTGGTGTCATGGGAGGTACCAGAACAGTAGGAGAATTAGGCATAAGAACTGCACAGAAGGTAGTAGATAATCAAATGTATGGTTCAGATGCAGAAGATTTTGTAGAGCAGGTATACGATAGGTATATGGATGCAGAGCATAATAAGGCAATGTCTGAATGGCTTTTCACTAAACTTCAAGAGAAAGGTGGAGCTAAAAAGCTTAATAAGTTACTCAATAAGATTGAGAAGAGTTTTCCTGATATTGCAGAGAAGATGGATATGCCTAAAGCCAGAGAAATGGTTCTCGTTGCATCCGCAATTCATAGTAATGTAAATCAAGAGAAGTTCAAATCGTTAAGCGTAGAAGATAAAAGCACAGCATTTAGGGCCCTTATCAGTAACTACTCTACAGGGGAAAGATTAGCAGAGGATATTTCCAATGCAGAGTCAGAAATTCAAAAAGTTATTGCAGGTCTTCCAGCTCCTACAACGGAGAAGGAACAGGGAATGTCTGAACTTATAGCTCTAAAGGCAGAATTGAATGTAGCCAGAGCAAAGCTTAAGCGTATTAAGGCTCTTCCTGGGACTACAGATATGCGTCTTGCTGCTATTAATAAGATACAGGAGGATTACTATACAAAAATATTAAAGGGAACAAAAGCTACAGAGCACAAAGAAGCTGTACCAGGACTTGAAAAGCAGTACAAAACTATGCTGGAACAGCATGGACATACAACGACCAAAAGTATTCCTCTAAATAAAGATCTACAGGATCTTAATAATACCGCATTTGCAGCCAAAGCATCTAAACGGGAAAATGATGTAACCAGAGAGTTGATACAAAGTGCGTCAAATGGAGAAACGCTCATGGCAAATCCATTTATACAGGATTTTGGTAAAACTTTAGAGAGACCAGAGGTAAAGGAAAAAGAACCTACTATTGCTAAGCAAAATCAAGAAGGTTTAGAAGAAAATGCTTTGGTAGAATATAAAGATTCCAATGGGCAAGCACAACATGGAAATCTTAGAATAACCACAGATCAAGAAGGGAATGCTACATATGGAGTATGGAATGGTGAAATAGAGGTACCAGTAGAAAGAGATAATATTACACTTATAGTACCAATTGAGGAAGTTAAAGCTGAAAATGCTACTTCTCATGGAAAGCAACAGAATGCTAAAAATGAGAAGAAAGAGCAAGAAGCGGAAAAGGCTAAAAAGGCTAAGGAGGAGGAGGAGGAAGGGTCCGATGATGTAGATGATCTATTTTCTAAATTTGACGAACCTGTAGTACCTGTAATACCTGTAGTAGATGATGCTCTATTCGAAAACGCAGAAGAAACTGCTGAGGAACATGCGCCAGAAGAAACAGGAGAAGTAAAAGCAGACGTGGGGCCTGAAGTAGTTGTAGAACCTGAAGTAGTTCCAACTGTAAACACTTCATTTGAAAATGCAGAAAAGGTAGAACACGATAACCAAGATGGAAATTCAGGTCCTAAAACAGAAGAAAATACAACTGAAGAAGAAGCAGTTGAGCCCGAACCAAGTTTTACAGATGCTAAAAAGCCTATATCCTTAATAGGATCTATAAGGAATGGAATACACATAACGGATCTCTTTCTTAAGTATATAAATTCTCTTCCCTCTATATTTTTTGAAAATAAAGAGGTTAGATACGAAATAGATTTCGATTCAAAGTATTGGTACGCAAGCTCTATAATAAAAGATAAGTATAGAAATAAAATTACACCTCCTAAAGATGCTCCAGTCGGAGATCTTGCAAAGCTTCATATAAACGTATGGATAAAGGATCCGAAAACAGGAGTTGAATACAGTGTAAATTTGCAGAGCGGGCTCACAGGAGATCAGAGTAATAAAGAGGCTACTGCGCTCCTTAGACGTAAAATATACAAGCAGTATGTTGCAGGAGAACCTGCATTTGGTACTATATCCAAATATCAAGAAGTAAGGGCATTTTGGAACGAGCTTCGTAGTAGGGATGGAGTAAAGGAAAATATAGGGGAGCACTTCTCTATTAAATCTTTATTCCCAGATGGTCCAGTAGTATTAGGAGTTAAGAATGACTTTGAAATTACTGGAGGAGGTACGACTGTAGGATTTGATACAGGTACAAAGGCTAATAATGGTGTAGTCTATGCGATGGTAGTTGATCCTGCTACAGAAGAGCCGCAAAGTGTTAAGCTTAATCAAAGAGGGCTTAATGAGAATGAGGTTTTTGATCTATTGGATATACTTGAATTTTATAAAAAGGCAAGAAGTAAGTCTTCGAGGTACTGGCGAAATGAAATAGATACAGGGTTGTCAATTCTGCAATACCTTGAAATGCTTACATATTCTTTCGAGTCTAGAGAGTATGCAAAACAGCACTATACTCTTGGAGCAGGAAAAGGGTTTTCTCCGTTCATAAATACTGCTCTCGTGATAGAAGAAAATCAAGCATATTTTTATGACGGTGAGGCTGGAGACTTTGTACAACTTACGGAAAGTACCAAAGAGCAGTTCATAGCGTGGGCTTTAGCGAACAAAAAACGTCAGGTACATTCAACAGCATTAAATAAATCGATATTTGATATATTCACTTCGGAAACAATGTCCCTTAAGAAACGGGGTTCTATTGTATTTCAAGGGGTTACATACCTTGAAGATGAGTATGATAAGTATAATGAGCATTTTCTAACAGAAAACAATTCTGAGGATGTAGATATGCATGTTATGCGTACAGACACTAAATTAGACGATCAACTTAGACCAAAACACCTTGTACATTCAGCAAGTAAGTTTATATTTAATACTGAAGTGCATAATAAGAGTAGGGAAGAAAAGGAAGAAAAAAAGAAAGAAGATACTAAAACTGCAGCAAAAAAAGAAACCACAAACGAGGGTCATAACTTCCAGTTTGGCGATGACATGGAAAACCTTTCTATGGAAGTAGAGGTAGGGGACGACACTTCGGAAAAAGCTCCTAAAGAGAAATTCAACGAGATTAAAGCTCGGGCATACTTAAAGAGAGTACTTGGAGATACTGTTCCTGTTAATATTCAAAAGAGCCTGATAAGCTTAGGACGAAAAGGTGCATATGCATACGGTGTATTTAGAAAGGGTATGATTACTTTATCTGAACAGGCTGTACATGGCGCAGAGTACCACGAAGCCTATCATGCTGTTGAAGAATTATGGCTTGCACCAGAGCAACGTAGAGGATTAGATATTCAGACCAGGCAGCAATTTGGTGTTCCTACCAAAGCCATGATCAAAGAGATTCAATCTAAACATAAGGATATTACCGAAGAAGTAGCAGAGGCTATCTATTATTCTGAAATACGTGCTGAAGAGTATAGATATTGGGAAACTACAGGTGAAACTGCAGGAGTAGGAGAGAAGGTAATACGATGGTTTAAGTATATCAAGGCTTTAGTCGGATATATGATGAATCCTAAAACCCGTATGCACACAGACTTACTGTTCTACCGTATGTCTGCAGGGTATTACGCTAATACTAAGCCTATATCGGCTAAAGTAGAAGCGTGGCGCAGTGGAAAAGGTTTACATGCTTTAGCAATGGAGAGGCTTCCCTTAGACCCCCGTACAGTAGAGCAGACAGTTAATATTACTTTACACCACTATATAGATAACGCAGGAGGAATAGGAGGAGTTCATAATATCAAGGATATAGAGAGTTTTGAAGCTAATGCGAAAGAGAGTAAGAAATTACATGCTTTCTTTAAAGCATATTTAGAATTTAAGGTCAAAAGGGCAGAAACTATAGAAAATGAAAAGCCCTTTTTGAATGCGAGAAAACTACTACTAAGAGAAGTAGATGTCCTTGTTGAACATGCAGAACTTAGATTACAACAATTAGGAATCAGAGAAAACGAAGAAACGAGAAAGGATAACGCTGATGTCTTGGCTGCATCTAAATCTCCGTTTGAGACCAGTGGTAAGCAAAATGCTACTACTACTACCAGGGTATTCTTTAGCTTTTTACCGCTATTTGATAAGAACGGTGAACTAGTTACGAATGTAGACACGGGATTGCCTGTAATGGCTAATCCTGGGCATATGTGGAACACAGTTGAGGCTTTATTAGCTGATACTGTTACATATACCAATGAACAAGGTAAAACTATATCTTCTTACGATCAGATGATGGTCAAATTAGAGACTTTATCGGTTTCAGATAGAACATTTGAGAGTTTATATACTCGTGTAAAAGCGTTACCTATAAATGAAAGGACACAGTTCTTTAATGCTATGAGTAAATCAAATAGCAATTTCTTAACTGTTCTGTATCAGAATTTAGTTTACGAAGTAAAAGGACAGGTACAGAAGAGCTTACTATATAAGTTTATAGACCCTCAACAGCAAGGTAAAGCATATCGTATTCGAGATAGATGGTTTGAGAATCATAAGGAGTTGCCCTTATATAGCAAAAAAGAGGATAAAGAGGGGAATCTTGTAATTACAGCTAATAAAGACGTAGCCGCACGTAACAGTGCTATGTGGTTACAAGTTATGCTCGATTTACGTAATGAAGGTCTTACAGCGTCTACTTCTCATACTACACGTATATTTTTAGAGCACTTAGGAATAGAAATGAGCGAAGAGGGATTAGAACAGGCATTTAACCTGATTTCTCCAGAATTTAAAACTGCTCGTAGGATATTTATAGGTGGCATGTCAAAACTTATGGGAACAGGTTCTACATATTCTATGGGTACTTTGGCAGGAAAGGGAAAAAATAAAGGAAATGTAGCTGTAGATTTCGTAGAAAATCATATGCTTAAAGAGAGTTTTGTAATGAAACTTGCTGCAGGAGAGGCAGTTGTAACAGAAGATTTTGGTCAAACTACTATCCTGGGTCCAGAAGGTAAAACTTACTGGATATACTCACTGAATAATTTCTTCAAGAAGCGTACATTACAAATGAACAGGTCTTCTTATTATGCAGATGAGTTATTAAAAAGTCCATATCATGGTCAATCGCAATTACTGAAGCAGTTGAAAAAAGGTAAAAAGTTAGTATATAAAACTTTCAATACCTACAAGAAACAGGGAGGAAATGATCACGGAACAGACTATAAAGGTTTGAACCCCGCAGATGAATACACACTTCGAGTAAATATGACTTTAAAGCATACTTACAGCCCTGCAACTATGGCAGATAAAGGAGTTTGGATGCTATATAAAGGAGTAGAATATTTAACTCCTTCGGATATTAATATGATAGAGTATAATAAAAAAACAGATACTTATATTATACCTCCTCATATACTTAAGATATTTAGTACCTATGCTGTTACCGAAATGGCAGCTATATATCAAGCTGATTTACAACTGTTCGGAAAACACGCACTTACCGATTCGCAACTTATAGAAAATTATCACTATAAGGGAGAGGATAAGAAGACAGGAAAGCTTTTACGTGAAAATGCAAACGGCACTAAATTCGTAACATTTCCTTCTTTTAATGATGAGGAGTTTTTACAAAAGATCGGGTTTAAGGTTGGAAAGACCATAGTTCATCCTGTAATTAAGGATCTTCTTGAAAAGCCAGCATTCGTGTCTAAGATGACAGATATCATAAATGATAGAATCAGAGCAGAAGTAGGAACAGCATTAAGGTATTCTACAATACAAACTAATCCGAATGGCGGACTTAAGAATCATGCTATAGCTACAAAAACATTCAGTGCATTCAGTACCCTCGATGGGCAAACAGTAAACGAAGCAGGAGAAATAGTGCACTCTGCGGATGTAAGAACCAGACGCGCAATAGCTGCATTTGGTCTTAATAGCATTATTTCTAATTTAGAGGCAATGCAAGTATATGCAGGTAATCCTGCTTTCTATTTTAATATGGATGAGCTCTCTAAGAGAATGCCATCTCTTATTGCACCAGGTCAGGATCTAAATTTAGCTGTCGGAGAAGAGTTCTTCAAAATGGCAGTTTTACGGGATATAGAAGAACCAAGTGCATATTTTGGAGAGTACTTAGCTAGCTATAAAGCCGCAAATAAAAAGCATGGATGGGGATTCTCAGAAGCAGATATTAAACGCATTCTTAAACCTTATAGTAAGGTAAACCAAGCTGATGGGCAGGGCTATATATCACTTGAGCGTTGGGCATTCATTATGAAAAGGTTAGGCCGTTGGGACAATAGTAAAATAGATGAGATCTATAAAAGATTACTTGCAGGAGCAGGAACAGCAAAGGATATGAAATTTATAGCTGCAATGCCTTTAAAAGGTATGCATTATGAATTACGTCCTTATAAAGGACTTATGGTTCCTACGTATATAAAGTATTCCCAAGCAGTATTATTTCCACAAGTTGTAAAGGGTACAGATAAGTTAGAAACTCTGTATGCTACAATGACAGATAAAACTAATCCTATCGATGAGGTGATCTTCGAATCAGGTATTAAAGTCGGCGCCCAATCTCCTAAGCATTTTACAGGTGAAGGAAAACTGAAGCTTAATGTAATGACTCTTCGTAATGAGTATTGGAAGCTTCAGCAGGACTTGCGTCCTCACACAGCTTCTGAGTCTCTTGAGGGGTCTCAGGTTAAACGTAATCTACTTGCTAATATTAGGATAAATGCACAGTATACTTTAGATGGAAAAAAAGTTACGGGTCAAAATCTAATTAAACAGGCACATGATATAGACAGAGAACTGTCGAATATGGGCAAGGATAAACTTTATGAAGAATTTGGTATAACTACTAATGATGAAGGTGATCCACAGATTACAGATTACACTAAATTACATGAGTTAATCTATAAAGAGTTCAGTAAGAAAGAATCAACTCCCAGAAAGCTGTTAGATTCATTGGAACTTAGAGCAGATAAGAGAGGATTCTTACGCCCTCTTCACTCTCATCCATATGCAGATAAGATCGACCAATTAATTGGATCTATCATTACAGCACGTACTGTAAAGCTTAAAATGCCAGGTGGCTCGTATATTCAGTTGAGTAACTTCGGATTTAAGCGTACTAAACGCTGGTCAAGTCTTACTGATGCAGAAAAGGCAGAGATAGAAATGGTTACTAATCCTAACGATTTGAAACCTGGTATATCTGAAGTTAATAAGGGCGGCGAATTTGTTAAGTTCTCTCGGGCCCAAATTATGCTTCCTTCTTGGTTTAGAGATCTTATTCCTAATTACGAAAAGATGTCGTCTGCAGAGATTCAGAAATATATCTCTGATAAGCGATTACTTAGAGGTATAGCATATAGAATACCAAATCAAGGTATGAGCTCTATCGATGCATTTGAAGTTGTAGGGTTTTTACCGAAATCTATGGGAGATGCGGTAGTAGCATACGATGATATCACAGCTAAGACAGGTTCGGATTTCGACATCGATAAGATGTTCATTATGCTTCCTAATTTTGGAGTGGATAAAAATTCAGGTAAACCTTATTATATAGAATATAAGGAATCTATGAAAGGTCCTATATTACCTCCAACAGAAAAGCAAATAGAAGCGATACAAGAAAAGAATAAAAAAGGAACGACTTCAAAAGAAAAGGCTACAGAGATATACTATTCGAAAAAAAGAGCAATTCGTAAGAAAGCACTTCAAAATAGAAAACTTGAGATATACGATGCTGTTATAAGTGATCCTAAAACATATATAGACCTAATTACTCCTTTGGATTCCATTGGAGTAAAATTCAGAGCTGCAAAAGTTAGATTCTTTGAGAATTATACTACAGTTTTTGATCACAAAATGCGTGCAAGGGGTGAAGCGCTTATTGCTGCAGATAAACTTGAAGATTTTATAAAGTTTGTGACAGACGCCATGTCTGTCAAAGGAGATCTTGAGTGGTTTTCAGCTTCGTTTCAAGTAGATGTAAAGCAGCAATTTGTAGGAGGTAAAACAGGAGTAGCACTTACTGCACGTCAATTGGTTGACCATGCGATTTCTCAGTTCTCTCTTTCAGATAACGTGAGCGAAGAATCTCCATTGTATTTTTCAGAAAATTTAGGAATTGGTAATAAAACCAAATCAGGATTCTCTGATCTTTCTCAAATTTACAATACTGCAAAAGGTACGATCACTAATATCATTTCAGGTAGACTTAATGCATATGTGGATATAGCAAAAGATCCTTATATCTTTTATCTAAACAATAATGAGTTCACAGCAAATACTGTATTTCTGTTAGATCGCCTCGGGGCGAACCCAGAATGGACTGATATGTTCATGTCTCAGCCTATACTTAAAGAATGGGTAGAATATGCTCAATACACACGTGCGGGTAATACTAAACGGATATGGGATGAAAAAACTAAAAAGACTTTAACAGATAAGGAAGCAGTACTTCGTGATTATAAGAAGAAGTATATAGAGACAATGGAGGGAGAGGGTATGTCGTATATAAACGCAGAGAAAGCATTTAAAGATGAAATAAAGAATATAAATTCTAAATTTGGAAGTAACACATTAAAACTTGATAACCTTTTAAATATATCTACATTAGAAGAAGGGATCAAGAATAAAGAAGCTACTGATATTGAGCATATTATACATCAACTTACTGTAGTGGAAACATTTTTTCACTTACGCCAACGGGCATCAGTACTTAGTTCTGCAATTGGAGCATCTAAACAAGATGTGGAGGGTGCAGGTGGAGGAATGGTAAACTCATTGGTCTCTGAACGTAAACTTAGTGATGCATTACAAGATACAGGATTACGGGGTATAGCAGCTAGATTTGAAAACACAATGCTTGCTAAATATAGAGATAACTCTACATCTTTAATGCTCTCGTTATTTAAAGACTCTTTTAATATTGGAAGTGCTGGATTTGGATCAGCATTATGGCAGATAGAAGAAATGTCCAATAATGAGTATTTCAGTAAAAATCCAGAAAAGCTAAGAAGGGCCTATAGAGATTTATACAGTATGTATCTTGCTAAGAAGGCAAAAAGTCTTACACAAGAGAAATTCCAGGAACTTGTAATAAGTGATAACAATATTGTGAATCAGCTTGCATTCTGGCAGACTTCTAGTAAGTCTCCTATAAAAGAAAACAGACTTATTAAATATTTACTTGCATCTAAAGGTAATATCTCTAATATTAAGGATGAAATAGGAAGTATAACTGTTCCAAATACACAAGAAAAAGACGGAGTAAGTAAAGACCTTCTTACAGAAGCTTGGGAACAACTCTACTTACATGAAGATAAAAAAGTACAAGCATTTGCTAAAGATTTAGCTCTATATTCCTTTATTGTAAGTGGGTATACAAATAAACTCTTTAGTTTTCATGAACTAATGCCCCTTTCATTAGAGGATGAATTATTTGACCGATTTAATGAAGAAGCAAACACAATTGAGGTATCAGACGGCAAAGGAGGTAGTGCTGTAGTTTCAGATACTACTGACCCAGGGTTATTTTCAAGAGCAGAATTAGATATCTTCTTTAGAAATAATTCACATAATACAGATTTAGTACCTGAAATATCCGATAAATTTGCAGAAAAAGTTACTAGTGAGTTAGGACTTGAGGTCTACGGATTTGCTACAGGAGATACGTCTCTTGTTAAAACAGAATTGATAGATGGAAGAGAAGAGGTTACTCGTGTTACCAAGTATGTAACAGTGAATGAAAGATTATACAGACATGCAGGATGGAATTCAAAGCAGCTCCCTGTATATGTTGTAGTAAACAAGTTAGGAAAAAACGATAGAGGTAAAACCTTATTTGAGCCTTTCTTAAGAGAGGGAAAAGGATCTAATATAAATACTAATAATATTATTCTTTTAGATAAAGCACTACAAAAAAATGTTATTGTAGGTACAACCTTTGCTACTAAAAAACTTAAAGAAGCGGGCATATTAGTAGAAGTGGAGTTATCTACATCTCCAAATGAGACTACAGATGTGAATACACTTTTTCATTTAGAAGAAAACTCATTTCTTAATGAAGTAGAACGAGCTGCAACTCTTATGGAGAATGCTGCAGACTTACAATCGGTATTTGATGGTAAAGAATTAAAACCCAGCGATAAGGAATTTTTAGCTGAAAATGGATTCAGTCAAGATGAAATTGATATAATTGAGCGTTGGCTGCAACGTAATGCTCTTATATACAAAGGCAAACCTTTTAATGTACTTATGGCATATAGATTCAGTTCGTTATTAGAAGGACATAAGGATATAGTTGCTAAAATGCAGACTTTAGGAGAGAAAGCAGATAAAAAATTAGATAATTATTTAGCAGACTTTTTAGAAGAATATGGAGTAATTGTTACAGAACGTTCTATGCAGGATATGGAAGAGCGGTATGGAGAAGGAGTTTTAGGTGTAGCACACACACTTCGTAAAGTTATAGATATAGCTAAAGAAGATAGAACTAAGATGGTAATGCCTGAAGAGTTCAGTCATATGCTTGTAGACCTTGTAGGCGTTAAGAGTGATCTGATTAAACCTCTTATGCAGAATATAACGTCTTGGGGCAAATTTGGAGCCATTAAGCGTGCTTATGCAAAAAACAGGCTATATCAAAATATAGATGGTTCTCCTAATATGGAGAAAATAAAAAAAGAAGCTATTGGGCAGATAATAGGTGAGGCGATTATTTACGCTAATGAAAAACGAGTTCCAAAAGGTAAATTTCTTAAATTAGCTTATGAGGCGTATGAAGCTATACTTAAAATAGCAAAATCCATAGCAAGTATCCCAGTAGAAATTATGGCAGATGAGATTGCACAGCAAGTTCTTTCTGGGGATAAAAAATTCATGGAAACATATGGAAGGGCTAAGGATAAAAACTTTACACTTAAAACTTTTGAAGAAGGAGCCACTAAATTTCCAAAAGCATTTGAAGTGATGGAAACGGCAATTAGTAAATTAAATGCCGTACTCGTAGGATCCCTTGCTCTAAGAAGTCAGGGAAATGTATATAGGGATAAAGCTGAAACCTTACATGATCTGGATTTCGTTATTCCTGAAAGTAAGAGACATTTTGATACCATTCAAGAAGTTGTACAGTGGTTAGAGACCGATGTTAAAAAGGAAATTCCTAATTTTATACCTATATATGTATTTAGACCTGAAAAGGATGAAAAAATAGTTGTAAATGCAATTATTACTACTCATCCTCATCTTGTAGAAAAGTTTGTGAGCCTAAAAGGTAACTTTAATAAACGCTTAGATAAATTTACTAAAGAGGAACAGTCGCAGATGTTATTAATTGATTTCTTTTTAAATACAGAACATGAAGTGGTAACAGAACAAGGACATGCTTCTTGGGTATCTATATTTGAAGCAAAGTTTTCAGATGCACTATCGCGGGATAAAGATTACTATGACCATAGAAACTTTATACCTCATGATAATGAAAACAGAGAGTTTTCACCTGCACAAGAAAGCGATTTTGTATTTTTGCACTTCACTGTTCCTCAGATCTTTGCAATTGGTAACAAATATTTAAACAAGGGTACATTAGGAAAAGGAAAAGATAAGAAGCTACAAAAAAAAGGTAAATACTTTTATGGATTTAAACACGACCATGCAAAAAGTGCTAATTATATAGGACATATAAACAATACAGTATTTAATAAGAGCCCTGTGTTAAAACTCGTTAGAACAGAAAGAGGAATGAGGGCCCAAATTAGACCTGAAAAATATATAAGTAAGGACGACCTTAATGACGATCCGCATACTAAAGATAACTGTAAATGAGCACATGTAAAGTTTTTAAAGTAGACAAAGCAGGTAAAGAAATTCCCAGCAAGCTCTACGAAAAATTAGAGGAACAGTTTGGGGATCAACGATACGATAAGCCTGATGGAACCCAGGGGGAACTTATTAAAGACAGCCTCTGGGAATTAGCACGCAGTCAAGAGTTTACGAATACGTATGGTAATTGGAAAATCTTACCCGCTAATGAATACAGGCTTGTAAATAAATTAGATACACCTCAAGAATCTCCTAGATTGTATAACCTTGGAGACGATGAGAACGGACAGATCATATATGGAGAGCCGTATATGGCAGATGTTTGGTCTTTTGCCAGTGGTAAAATACTTGCTACTAAACCTTGGAATACCAGTCAATTTAAAGCTACATCTTCTATAAAAGTTGCAATACTACGTAAAGCAGCAAGTGCTTTGGAAAAGAGAATAAAGACACTCTCTCGCCAAAAATCAAAGGAACTGCTTAGTGGGCAGCTAAAAGCTCAAAAAAAGGATTTAGAAAAGGAATTAGATTCAATAGGAGAGGCAGTACAAGATGAAAGGCTATTGAACTATGCAGCAAATGCAATGGAACAAACTGCAGCTATTCTTGAAGAAATGGATATGCTAATTCTTAACATGGGTATAGCAGAAGATGAAGGAACTAAAAAACTTACTGCAGCCGCAGCTCAGGATATTTATTATTATATCACAGCATTTAGTGACATCGACTCAACTCTTGCACAAATTCAAGAGGGTAAATTAATAGTACCCGATAAAGTAAGAATGCATCTACAAACTGCAAGTGATGTTCATAAGGAAATTGCTGCTAAGTATGAACGCTATGCTAAAGACTATGTAGTAAATAAGTTTTCTACAGGTGGAGATATGATGAAAGCGTGGGCAGAAACCTCTTATGGTAAAGAGTTCGCACAGCTTAATAAGAAGTATAAAGGAGATGACGTTATGCTCGAACAGATGGGCATAAAGGATAAAACAAAGGAGGAATATATACAAATGAGGCTAGATGAGGCCAAAACTACACTTGAAAAACGTGGAGCTGTTATATTTCGTAATATGTTAGAAGCAACTAATCAGGACATTTCATTTGTCCAACGTTGGTTCTTAAATGCTCAAGATGTAAACGATGATGTTCTGAGGGCCCTACAAATGGAAATCTCCAAAGTAGAGGATGAAATACGTCTCAAATGGATAGATGAAGTCCGTGCATTACATGGTACTTTTAAAGAGCTCCAGGAACATCAGATGAAAAAGGATAAGAATATGACCCGTGAGGAGTTCTATTCGTTTATGCTTGAAAAAGATGAAATAGGCAAACCTACTGGATATTTCGTATCTAAATACCATTCTAACTGGAGTAGAGACCGTAAAAAGAAGCAAGATGAGATCTATAGCCAAGAAGGAGTATCAGAGGCAGCTAAAACCAGACAGTGGATCAAGTGGAAAAAAGAAAATATAAAGTATAACTATACATTACCACTACGTTACATTATTCCTAAAGGCGCTAAAAAGGAAGAAAAAGACAAAATAATAAGAGAAGCAACAGCCAAAAGGGACGCTAAGGTAGAAGCCCTTAAAAAGGAGCACGAAGCGGCTTTAGCTGCATCCGTACCTAAACGTGATGCTGCTAATAATATTACACGATCTGGAGATAGAGGTCCGTTATCACTCTTTGAGGATAAAATTGCAATGATTCATAGAGCAAGTCATACTCAATTTGAAATTCCTAAAAAGCCAGAGGATCACGCTAAATACTTAAATCCTGCATATAAAAAACTTGCAGCTTATAGTAAACTTGAAGGGGGAGATAATATATATTGGAAGTATTATATACGGTATATGAATCAAAATACAATAAATGACGAAGGACTTCCTTCTAATTTTAGAACTATGTATAAAATGCCTTCAATTCGTAAATCTTTACCAGAAAGACTTGAAGATGTCCATAAATGGATGGGCTTTTTTCCAAAATTAATAGGAAAGAACAGTTTATACTCTGAAATATTTCAAAAGTGGAAAGAGGAAAGGACTGTATATGTTAAAGGTGAAGTTTCGGAAAGGGGGGAGGAGAGTGAAGAGATGGATAACCTACGAAGTAAACGTAGGAAGAACATACAAGATTACGCTTCTATAAGCACAGACGAGGAAGGCAGAGAACGACAGTATGTACCTATTCACTATAGAGGGCAAATAGAAATTGAGGATTTAACTATGGATCTTCACGGTTCCCTTGTAAAGAATACATGGGTTACATTGTCTTATCAGAAAATGACCCAACTTCTTCCTTATGCAGAGATGCTTGTATTTTTTCTACAGAAGAGGCTTAATTTTACACAAAAAGCAGGATTTAAAACAGTAGGTAGAGGATCTATAGGTAGAAACATTGATGTTTCAGCTAAAAATTCTTACAATGCTGCTAAGGATTTAATAGAACACCGAATGTTTGGAGTTACTAAATTAGACCCAGGGTATGAAATTGGAGGTCTTAGTGTTACTAAGTTATTAGGACTTGTACAATCGTATATGTCTACTACAATGCTATCATTTAATGTCCATTCTTCTATTGCTAATGCTAATTTAGCAAACATATTATTTACAATTGAAGGAGCAGCAGGAGAGCATTTTGGTAAAAAAGATGTAGCTGCTGCATATGAAGCTTATGCTAGAGATATGCCAAGAATGATAGCAGACTTAACTGAGCCATTAGATCAGCATTCTAAAGTAAATGTAGTAGGGTTAATTTACGATCCTACGAATAACTTTGATCACAGGCAATTTGATTATGCACATAATAGTAAAACAGCACATTTATTGCACGGATTTAGTTTACATTTTTTGAACGCCAGTGTTGAACACCATGTTCAATCCCTTACTATGATCGCATATCTTAAATCTACTAAAATCTTAGATGAAAATGATATGTATCTGGATGCTAAAAATGAACCAACTGAAGATAGAAACAAAGGAATAAGTCTTTGGGATAGCTATAGAATAAAAGAAGGTAAAGTAGTATATAACCATTCTATCCGTTATGTAGAAAAAATGATTGGAGAAACTACTAAAAAAATGCCATACTATAGCCGTGATGATCGTGCTGCTTTTCATAGACGTGGAACTGTTGCGATCCAACGTATTAATCAACAGTTACATGGTGCATATAGTGAACGAAATGCTATGCCTTTTCAAAGGCTTGTATTAGGATCCATTATGATTGTATTTAAAAAATATCTAGTTCCAGGGTTCAGAGCAAGACTTGGAGGTGCAGCACAAACTGTACGAGATTATACACCTAAAGTAGGTAAGTACTCTAAAGGCACTCTTACAGATGGTGAGTATATAGAACATTCTTCAGAATTACCCACTGCGACTCCAACAAGAATGTATGACCCTATGTTAGGCACATATAGGTCTTTAGGTACATATTCTACGGCTTATAAGTTTATAGGTAAAGTTATTAGCGATCTAGAATTAATGAAATGGCAGGTAGTAAGTGCTAATTGGGCAGAACTTTCTCGAAATGAAAAAGGTAATGTTATTAAAGCTGTTTCTGAGATAGGTCTTGCATTATTTGTTTTACCTGCAGCAGGGGCATCAATGGCTGCACTTGCAAAGGGACAAGACGAAGATGATGATTTTGTGAATTGGTATTTAGGCAGTTTTATGGCATATAGACTTCATAGTGAGCTTTTACAATATATCAGCCCTATGGAAGCAGGGAGAATCCTAAAGAACCCTGCGATTACTATTACGTTCATTGAACGTATTATAGACTTCTTAAGTCAAGGTAAAACGGACACATTTAGAGCGCTCTCAGGAGAAGGAATGGAAATATACAAATCAGGGTCCCGTAAAGGAGATAGAAAGATCAGTAAAAAAATCTATGATCTTGTTCCTTTCTATAAACACTATACTCGTAATAGGTACATGAAGGACATTGTGAGCTTTTATGCTGAAACGGGTAGGGCCAGATAATCTAACTTATATTAAGCGTGAGTAAAAAAAAGGGTAGAAGCTTATAGCTCCTACCCTTATAAACACATAGTAAAACCAATCACTGAAAAACTATGCGTACATGAGCTTCTAAAGCTCTGTATCGTTCTCAGACTCTTTTAAAAAGTCTTCAATATTCTCTGCGTCTATTTGTTGCCACTGTTCAAAGTTGCTTAGTTGGATATTTATCCTTTCTTTAGCTTCTTTGCCTCTTTCTTTAAGTAAATCTGGAGCGGCAGTATCCTTGATATATGTGGATTCTGATTTGCTGTCCCAAACTGATATTCCTTTTTTACTTCGCTTTTTAAGCTTAGTAAGGAACTTCTGACGATCCTTATACTGTTCGAATGTTTCGTCTTCTCCGCGTTTGTTGCTGTAATTCATATTACAAATATACTAAACTTTCCAGTATTCTTTTATAGATTTATCCGAATGTTCAAATTGAGGAATATCCATGAAGTAATTAAAAAGTTTCGCAGATGTACTAATAGTTATAAATTTATTAATTACAAGATCTGTTAAAAATTTAGACACTATCTTCTCACAGTCTCCAATATGGTCTGAAGATGTCTTTTTCAGGTTAATATCTGTTTTTATATATCGAATAGTTGTTTCGTATAACGTAGATACAGCCTGGTAGTTAAAGTCAGCTTTTATTGTAGCTTTGACAAGAGCTTTAAATATACTTTGGTTTTTCACAAGAGCAGGTTGTATTAAATTATCAATAACTGAATGATTAAATCCAATAAGTAAAGTTATATAGGAAGGATGTGGTAGTCCGTCTATAAACGCAAGTGTCATTTTATCAAATTCAGACTTAAACTGTTTCATACGTCTCGCATTACTTTGTTTTTTTTTTACTTTTTCTACAATTTTTCGTCCTTGCTGCTCGGGAGGCTCTTCCCAGTGTCGTTTTGGAGAGAACAACGCTTGTTTCATTTTATAATTTTTCATTATTAATTTTGTATTTTTGGAATATGAATTTATTTCCTCCGCACACTCCAGTGCCCATGAAAGTTGTTTCAGTGTTCGCATGTGGTATTATATTATTATTAGCATGTAGTCTTACATATAGTGAGATCTGTAGATTTACTGCAAATAATGAACTTGATGGTATCAAAAGAGACCATAAAAATGCACTTGCAGATCTAAGGATTTCTAAAAATAAAGAAATAAATACACTTAGACGTAAACTAGCTCAGTATGATATTGTGCTAGATAGTATAGATACTGAACTTACAGATAAAACCAAAGCAATAAATGAAATTGATAAACAAAGCCTTGCTCTTGTTGGTGATTCTATTGGCATCATCAATGAGCTCAAACGTGTATTCGCAGATCGTAATTAGATATAACGATACTACTCGTTATTGCATTTCAGAGTCACAGGCCAGAGCTGTAGTATCAGTTTTTGATAAAGTATCTATCCACGAAGGCACTATTTTAGACCTTAAACATAAGGTAACTACTCTTGAAGCTAAAACTGCTATACTTGCTGAAATAGATACAGCACAAACAGAAGTGATTGCTATTGTAAAGGAGGAAAAAGCATTATCTGAAAAAGAAGTTAAAGCATTAAAACGTAAAGCTTTCTGGAAAAATATATGGCAAAAGGGCAAAGAAGCCATTATAGCTGTCTCTGCCCTTGGTGCTGGTATTGGTATTGGTGTTCTTGTAGACTGACCTCTTTTAGGCTATCACTACTTCGCACGCACCGCCTGCACATGCCAATTCTCCTTTTAAATCTGTATTATCTTCGTCTTCTACTACCTTAGTTAAATCTATTGCTAGTAATTTATCGTATCTTTTTTCAAATTCTTCTTTTGTGATCTCTTCAAACGGCGCCTGCTGATAAGTTCCTCCATCATATGGAAGTACTGAAAGACCATTGAAGTTATTTCTATTATGCCACATCCAATCTCCTACGTATTCCCATTGATCTTCTTCTACAGAAACTGTAGCTGAAACATTATGAGTATTAGAACCTGTAATATGTCCTGTTTTTACCCAATCATTGTTATAAAGACTTATTCTTCCTAACATAAAACTTATGTTTTCTTCTTCTCGTGTAGTTCCTCCTTTAGGAGCACGTTGAGGGATTTCTATAACAGCAGAACCAGGTAACAATACCATGTCTTCTACGAGTTCGGGATGCATAACAGATAGATATTTATATAGAGGCTCATTTTTAGAGCATTGCATTCTACGTATATAATATTTAGAATGCCAGGCATGAATACCTGAACTTGTTCCTACTACACAACTTGTTGTTCCCGAAGGTTTTACAGTTGTAGTTCTCGCTGCAGGGTTTATTCCAATGGTCTCTGCTACTCTTTTATTTGTTTGAATAACTGCCCTAGCCCCTCTTTTTAAATCTATTCTAGAGAGCTTTCCATTACATATACCTGTAATGCCGACACCTATAAGGGCCTCCTTCTCTGTTGTCTCTTGCCAAATAGGACGTAAATAATGAAAATTACTATATCCTGCCTGAAGAGTTCCAAAAAATGAAGCAACTATTGCTCGTCTAATAAAATCAGCTTGATCTTCTATATCTCCAGCATTGATCTCTGTTAGATTACAGAATTGAAAAGGTCTTAATGCAATTTCACAACAGGGATTAGTTCCCCAGTCCTTGTCGTTTGTGAAATACACTCCAGGTTCTCCACTTCCACTTAGTTCAATCTTCTTCCATATATCCTTAAAGAACTTCTCTGTTACTTTATGTCTTAGTAGTACTGCAGAGTTATTAGCTCTTCCTCGTTGAGGATTAGCTTCATACCATGTTCCAGACTTAGCTGAAAGCATTTCTTCATCATTTGCCGAAAAGAGTGATATTAAAGCTGCTCTTCTAATTCCTCCAGCAAGTACAGCATCTGCTATATGACAGATCATGTCGTGCACTTCTATAGGAGTAAGTTTACTTCCGTTAGCTTTTGTGGCAAGCATGAGCTCTAAGTTGAATAAGCATTTTTTAAGAGGATCGGGCCCAGGAGCTTTACCGCCTGCAGTTGCAAGCTGTGCTCCTTTTTCTCTAATATCACTAAAATCAAAAACAGGTTTAGTTTTTCTTAATCCAAAGAAACTTGCCATTAAATGCCTGATACTATCTGCCCAGCCTTCTATAGAATCTCCTATTAAATATTTTTGTTGTTTTCTTGGTTTTTGTATCTCTGGTAAAGCATTCACATGATCTCTTTGTACCGAAAATCCTACACCTGTTCCTCCTAAAAGAAGAAACATTGTTTCACTGAATGCTCTATAGTCATCTATTGGCAAGTATGCACAATTGTACACACGAGACTCTGATTTTTCAATTGCTGCACCTGAAAATTGTGCAGCTCTCATTGACATTAATACTTTTTTATCTCTTATATATTGTCCTTTTGTTTCAATTTCATTTTTTAATTCTGGATATTTTTTCTTCATCATAGTTAGATACCGTGTTACGATCTCATCCCATGTTTCTCTTCTTTTTTCTTTGGGCTTATATTTTGCGTATTTATTAAAGACAACAATGTCACTAAGTATTTGATTACTCTTATCCATTTTGTGTAAAATTTAATTGTTTAAAGGAAAGATAAAGATACAATTTACAGATGCATAGTGTGCACTGATTTTGATATTTTTTTAGCTTTTTTGTGCCTTTGTGTGTGAGTAGTTCCTCTTAGATTGGGATTCTTCTCTTGTACCTTTCGTCTTGCCCTTGTAACACTTTCATAAGATGAGAGGTGATTTGTCTCGAACATAGTGAAAAATAAGTCCATAGGACACCTTATAGCTTTCATTTCATCTTTCCAGATTTTTGAGATTAATTTTTTGTCTGAAGATTGTAGTTTAGGATCTTCTTCTAATAATTTTTTTACTTGGTCATAAATAGTTTTAGTCATTTGTGTTAAGATTTAGTTAAAAGCCCCAAGAGTATATTACTCCTGGGGCTAAAAATTATAATAATTATTTTGGTAGGGTTAAGTAACCTTTTCTACCATATTCATCTACGCCGTTTACGATATATTTTTCCATCTTTCCTTGTCTATATCCTAAAAGTTGTCCGTTTTCAGCATATGGTACAAACGACTTATTAAGAGAAGAAACTTCCAATGTAAGAATAAAAGCATCTCTAAAGTAGTTTTTCGGATTCAATGTATCTGACCCATCTGTAATTATAATACAAGGACGATTTACTTTTTTTGCATTAATAAAACATTGATCAATATTAGTACCTCCTCCATATACAGTCTTAAATAATTCTTCTATTGGAATTTTTGCAAGTTGGTGATGGCTTGCAAAAAGGTAACAATCTCGTAATAATTTAAGTTGATTTAATCTAAATGCAACAAGATGCGCAAGATCTCTGTATGAAACCAATACATTATCAATAAAATTCTTGCCGCTCATAGAACCTGAATCATCTATATAGATATCAAAACTAACATGATATTGTATACAACGAGTAACAAGATCTTCAAATAATGCAATATGTGCGAAATTCTCTATATTGGATAACTCTTCTATCTCTTCACTATCAAAAAAGCTTTCTTCTATTAAAGATTGTTGTCCTATTGCATTTTGCGTAGCTTTATCAATAGTAGTTTTGAAAAATGCCTTTAAAGATCCCTTATTAATGTTATCTAACTTTTTTATAATAGGAGAATCAAAAAGTTTTATTTGCTCTATAGCTCCTTTACCTGCACCATTTAAACTATCACTTCCTTTAGCTGCAGTTTCTTTGATATCCTTCTTTATTTTATTATTAGCACGAGTTGTTCCTTTTTCTAACTTATTTTTAAACTCTTTATAAGCTTCGGAATCTTCTTCGGTGCTAGGATTTTTACCATTGTCTCCACATTGCTCATTGAATTTATCCATATGCTTTTCCATATCATTTCCAAACTCTTTATGAAGTTTTTCAAGCATAGTAATAATATGTTTACTTGCAATGTAGCTATATGCAGCTTTATGATTAGTAGCATACTGTAATAGATGATTATCAACTTTTGTTAATATATGATGCCACCAGTATTTATCAGAATTGATATTATACTGTTTTTTTTCTGAGTACCAGTGGTTAAATCCATCTATAGTTAGATTTTCAACTCCTTGCTTTTGCATAAAGGAAGAAGCTAAAAAGTTATTCGACATAGATGTCTTTAAACTACGTACTACCTCTCCCTCCAAATCTGGAGGAAGAGGATTTTGAATTATACGTGCAGGTTTAGAAGCTTCGATTTCAGGTCGAAGGTTTTTAAGAATTTCAGCTCTTTTCTTTTTCTGTTCATATGCTTTATCGTAGTAGCCTTTGGTACCAACTGAGTACCTATCTCCGTAATTTCCTCTATAGTTCATGATTAAACTGTTAATGTTGTTTTTAAACTTTGTTCAGCTACTATTCCTTTAAATAGCATTTGTTGCTCCGTAGAAATAGCAGCAGTTTCAATACAAGTAATTACATCTTTTGTAAATTGTTCTGCTCTGGTTTTATAACTATTAACTTCTGCTAATGCAGTAATTTCAGTTAAAACTGAGTGTAGAAATATTTGAGCATAGCTATCATTATGTGCTTCTAAAATACCAGGTAACTGAGATAGTAATGTAGCTACATTATTTTCTCTCTTAGTCTCAAGCTTAGATGAAATATCTGCAAGTGCTGCAGGTGCGACCAGGCTACATACATAGATAATTGCCTGTTTATCATCATAAGTATAAATAAGCTTTACAGCTTTAATTATATCCTTAAGTGCATAAATAGTTCTATCTGAAGCAGTTGAATATATCGTATCTACAAATTTGTTAAATAATGCAGTGTTTACGTTTTCTTTTTCTATATCTGCAGTAGAAGGAATATTAATATCAAGAGTATGTACTTTTAATGCTTCTTCGTTACATATACCTTTCATAACATCACTTCCTACTCTTTCTACAGTTAATGTAAGTATAAATCTATCCCAAAAAGGATTCTCTATTTCTTCTTGTGGAATAATATTACAAGAACCAGCAAATACTTGCCAGTTACACTTTTTAACAGTATCTCCATAGAACAGTGCTTTTTCTCTCATTACTGAAAGTAAAGTATTACGTACTCCAGAAGTACCTTTATCAACTTCGTTTATCATAATAAACTCTGCATCTGCAATAGGTGCTTTAGTTTCATACTTTTTCTCTTCAAGCAATGCTTTCATATCTACTCTTCCTTTAATTTCTGAGGTCTTAGTTCCTTCATCCAATTCTATCATGAATGTTTTTGAACGTACCAGATCTCTTCTATAGTTATATTTAGAAGCAGCATAATCGAGAAGAGCCTGAGTTTTACCTACACCTGGTTCTCCAAGTAGTAAAACTGGTAATTGTACAGCCTCTCCAAGAGCAAGAAGATTGAAAACTTCATCTTTACCTTTCAATTGTGTTTTTATTGTTCTTTTTTCCATTTTTTGTATTATTTGTAATTAGTTTTAAGTTAAAAATTTCAAGGTTTTCTTTCCATTTAGGATAATTAAGATGTCCTTGAACAACATCGTAGACTCTAGAGCCTTGTTTGAATTTAGATTTGTATTCGGGTGTAAACTTTGTATACTCTCCGTTAATAAATACATGATAGTCTGCTATATACTCTTTTGGTATATGAAATACATGCATTGTAAACTTAGAGGCAATATCATACCTTTTTATATATTCAGGATGAGTAGCTAATTCTTTTTCATAGTCGGTGTATTCTTTAGTGAATCGTGGTTTGAATAGAATGTATACTGCTTCTGGATATTGGTATTGTTTAGCGTCTCCTAAGTATATGTTATAAAACCCTAAACGTTTATAATCTTTTCCCAGCATTTCTACCACCATAGGCAGTAGAAATGTTGTAGAAAAGGTTCTTACATATTTTTTAAGCGAAACTATCGAGTGTAATTGCATGGTCATTGGCATAACGTGTATAATGTGCTTTGGACATATCCCATGAACCCGCATCACGATGCCATTTTACATCATCTAAAAGATCTGCAATAGATCGTACAGGGTATCTTGAGTATTTCAATTCTCCACCTGCGTAAAGTGCAACTGCAAGATCTTCTGTACTCATTTTGTATATCATAGGCGAATTACTGCATGCCATTTCTGCTACTATGAATAGGAAAGGTTCTATATTATACCCTTTTAACTCTGGATGGGCCGCTCTATATTCATGTACAGCCTTTGTATAAAAGGCACCTTGTCGGAAATACTCAAAATTGATATAACTTTTTGGAAAATCAAAAACAGATTTTCCTGTAGTTTTAAGATCAATAGGTATTAAAGTTTTAGTACTATGATCTATTATGAGCCTATCAAGATATGCTTTACACTCTACATCTCTATAAGAGAAGAATATCTCCATTTGATCATGGACATCCATCATAAAGTGTGCAGGAGCATCGGTTATGTATTTTTTAGTGTAAGGATCAGTTTGCAACATACGAACTACCTCTACAGCCTGGTCATACTCGACAGTACTTATAGTTTTTTTATCTCCAGCAGCTATAAGTTCTTGGTAATATTTTTTGAAGTTGTTCTTAGGATCCTCAAATTTCTTACGTACTGAAGCTTCTGTTAGTTTATAATTAACAGTCTTATATGCAAGATTGAACATTTCATCGAAAGTCACTTTATTTTCTGGATCTAACGCTTTAAATTCTGCTAATGCTACACACATATCTCCCAACATTCCTGATGGACGATTGATGCTCATTACTGCAAACTGATCATAAAACTTTTTAGGCTCAGTTATAAGGCAATCTACAGCACTTCCTTTAGTGAAATATGTAGTATTTCTACTTACAGGATGTAGTACATGATTTTTGTAATCTCGTGGTGATGCATTAAAAAGATTCAATGAAGACACACTCATTACATGATCATTCACATCTGTTACTTGGTTATTTATTGTTTCTGTTGTTATCATATTATTTGAATATTAAAGACAAGTTTACGTTCATCTGAAGGTATATAAGTTATCTGTCCTGAACTTCGTATATACTGTACATTATCTTCTGGGATTTTTTTATGTTCAACTAGAGTATCTAAGAACCACTTGGTCCAGGGCCACTGATTATCACAGTCCCAATTCTGATTATCTGCAGGTTTATACATATCTATCCATACCCTCAAATAACATCCTTCTGGAATGTGTAATGCTGGTAATTTACTTATGTATGCTCCAAGATATCCATGCATCCATCGCGCTACTTTAGAGCGTGCGGTATAGTGTAGAGATCCATCATAGATTCTTTGACCATTTATAGTCCAATATCGAGGTGTTCCTGCTACAATAGGATTAGCTAATACTCTATTTTTATTCTCATCTACCAAATAACCTAGTTTATCATATTTAAAATGTCCAGATTGTATTTTTGATAGATGTTTTTTAGGTAATCTAGGCTTTGATTCATTCTGTTTAAAGTACTTCGCTCTTCGTTTTTGGCTTATTGGTACTTTATCTTCATAATTAGGAATAGTTAATTTCCATATTTTATTATCAGGCGGTTTTTGTTTCATTTATTAATGTTTTTAAAAATCTTTCAGTTGTATATGTACCTCGTACAGCTACAAAATCAGAAATATCTTTAATGCCTTCTTCTTTTATATATACTACTTGAACACTTATTCCAGCATTTCTTAAGTAATTTTGAAGGTCTTCTGCACCTTTTATACCAGTAGGATCATAATCAAATAGAATAGTAACTTGTTGAAATTGGTTAGCAATTTCTAATATCTTATCATATTGATTACGGGTTCCTTCTGCTTGAGGAGCTATAGCGGGAAAATTAAGCATACCAAGAACCATAACATCTTTCATAGATTTGGTAATGATAAGTCTATCTCCTTCTATTAGTTGTTCTTCACCTTGTAAATCGTCACTAGTAACGTTACTTAGCCATTTTATATGTGCTTTGTTTTTTACTAAAGGTCTATATACTTTTACTCTTTTTGTTTTAGGAAATTTATAGCAGTATATTGGATCTCTAAGCGTAGCTCTTAATAGTAACTTATGATCTAAGAATACATACTTAGCAGAAAACACATTATATAACTCCAATTGCCATTTTGGGATACCATATTGAGCCCAATATGCTAAGTCAGCTTCTGTATAATGCTGAGGTTTAAATTGTATAAGCCTCGGTATACCGTTATTTTCTCCTTTTGGAATATATATCTGTTTAGTTATTTCTCCTATAGGTAATGCATTGCTTGTACCTAGTTTTAAATTAAGATCTACATTGATACGTTGTAAGCATGTTGGAAAGTCTAAGTTTAACAATAGCATTACAAGATCGAAACAACTTCCCTGTGCTCCATTAAAATCTTTAAATTTAATACTACCATTACTAGTTTTGTATAAAGCAAAAGAAGGGTTCGAATCTGACCTCAAGGGGCTTTTATAAGCCTTTCCTAATTCAAATTCAAACCCTAAATAATGCTTTATTATGTACGATTCACTTACTGCTCTAAGTATGTTAGCTTTAGTAAGAGGTGTAGGAATAATTATATTCTTTACATCATACATTTTCTTTACTGTTTAGAAAGGAAGATCTGGCTCTGTAGTAACTGCTGCTTCAGTAGTTGCTGTTGCTGAATCCTGTTCCATTTTATCGTACTTAGGATTGATCTTTAGTGATGATGGAGTTTTTTCCATAGGTTCAACAAAAGGAGTGAAATTAGGTAGTGATGCATAGTCTTTATAATTATACACTACTTTCAATCTTACCAGTTTTGAAATATTCTTGGCACTCATAAAAGTTACAAGGTTTGTACAAAAATCTGGAAAGGTATCTCCGTTTATTATAAATGATGCTGGATCTACAAATTGTGTACAGATATGCTTAATTCTAATAAGCATATTATTCACTTTTCTGGCTACAGCCTCGTCTATTGTTTCTCCCTCTTTAGGAGTTATATAGTCTGGATTTGCTTCAAACTCATTATGAGAAATTACACTTCCATCTTCGTCTTGAAATCCAAAACTCAGATATGATTTTTGATTCTTATCTTTTTTCTGCTCAACGCCTAAGAATTTAACGTTTTCATTGATTCCGACAGGTATTGGAGTTGCTCCTGATCCTGTTCCTTCTGCTACTTCTTGATTTATTGTATACATATTGTATTTAGTTTTTGTTGTTACTGTTTAAAAAATGTCTATTGAACTCGTAGATACTATAGGGTCTTCTATGACTTCTACTTCCTCTACTTGTACTTCTTCTACTGGTGGTTGTGGATTGTCATGTGTTGGAGGAGTAGTCATATCTACCATCTCTTCGTCTACATCTTCCTGTTCTACTGCTGCATCCCAAGGGGTTTCATCTACACGAAGTTCGTAAAAATGATATCCTGGGTATTCTGCCATTTCTGTAGCAGTTTCGTTTAGATATACATTCGTAGTACCTGTTGCTGGAAGATCAAGTGCAGACCTTACATCACGATTATGCGCTGAAGTAGTTGCTATTCCTTGTTTGTTAACTGCAATACCATCATTGTCCGTTGCTACATACATACAAATGGTTTCTGTGTCATTTTCTGGATATGCAAATCCTACTCTATTAGCTGTCGGGGTTATTTTTAACCTTGACATTGCGCCTGGAGAAAGTTTCATTTTTCCTCCATCTGATAGTTCTACGCAGATACTATCTCCAAAACGATTCATTCGTTCTACTTTTTTTCCTACTAATCTCATATTATGAATTATTATATTCGGTTACTGTTTTAATTACGTAATCAAGGTCGTTCTCTATCTTTTCTTCTTTGAACATACCTTTTGGGGATTTCCCTGTTGTTGAACCATCTGTTTGTGTTTTAAACCGATAGCATATTTTATTATTCTCATCGGGTCCTACGTGAGTAAATAGAACCACAGTAAACAATCCTTCTACATTGATTTTATCATCGACCAATTTTCCAATTGTTTTAAATTTAAGGCGTCTTCCACCGCTTAGATCAGTAGATACTTCTGCATGTCCTAAGACTACAAATGTTAGATCTTCTCTAAGATTTTTACCTAAGGTGATTATTTCCCACGCATGCAGACCAATATCAGTGAACTTATCAAATCCACGTTCATGTGCTCTACGCATAAACTCATTTGCCATTATATATTGAAAATCATCAATAACAATGGTAGTTATATGAGGCATATTTGTATTTATATGCTGCATTGTGGCCTGTATAGTTGTAGGATTATCTGTTGCCATATAATTGCCATTTGGAGTTTCCTTTGTAAGAGGTTGCCATTTTGTTTTCCACCCTCGGAAGGGCATTGGTTTTTTAACAACATTAAAAAGAAACGTAGATTTAGGATCTAAATTTTCTAAACTGGCGGATTTACCACTACCAGATTCTCCTATTACTAAAATTTCTTGACTCATGTTTTTTTCATTATTTTAAAGGTTGTTTGTATTCATCTATTCTATTGTATTTTAGGTTATCTACCATGCTTAATACTAATCCACTTTCTCCATCTCTATTTTTTATTAAGTGCCAATATATCATAGGCTGACTTCCATCCATAGGATTTATGACAGGTAGATTATTTGGGCCATATGTTTGTAAATGAAGCATATAAGGTTTATGTGAGATCAATACATAGTCAGAAGCTTGGAATACAGCATCACTACCGAAGATGTCTTTCTTCATCGGATAATGTTGCATAGGATTCGTAAGTCTTTCGGACTTTTCTATCTCTCTATTAAGTTGGCTGAGTGCTACAAAGATACACTTTATTTTCTTCTTCATGAACATAAACATGCCATAAAGTCGAGATAAAATCTCTCTTTCTCCTGCACCTTGAGCACCTCGTGTAAGTAAGGTATGATCCAATACTATTACTGTTCCATAAAAATCTCCTTTAAGCTTTTTCTGCTCAATATGAAATTGCAGTATCGTATCAAATATCTCTTGTACTGTACCAGGGATATCTACATAATAGACATCATAATTTTTTATATCAGAATCGACATGGAACTTTGCTGTATTATAATCTGCATCTGATAATTTTCCTCCACCTGAATAAAGATCTGTTACGGTCTTATTCATCTTAGAGGATATCTTTCTACCTACTTGCCTTAAGGCTAGCATTTCGAAATTAAAGGAAAGCACTGAAAAGTTTTCCCTCGGGTTACAATCAAACAGGCTTGTCTCAAGTTCATTAGCCATACTTGATTTACCTGAGCCACTCATACCTGCAATGGTCATGATAGAGTTCCATTCTATACCATTCATTGTACGAGCATTGAGTTTTTTCCATTTGGTTTTAAGCGAACGAACTCGACCTGCACGTCTATCATCAATATATTTAAGAGCATCCTTACTGGCCTCTTTAATATGTTTATATGCTAATATTTTCTTCTTAATCGATCCTTCCGCCATAGTCTACTCTTTTAGTGGTATTTGTACTTTCTGTTTTCATATTAGACATTACATCTTTCCAAATATCTTGAGAAAACCAATTCTTTAAAGTCTTCATATAGGCAGTATTACCTGTTTGTGTATATCTTCCTACATAATGTTCAATAGCCTTTTGTAGATCAAGAGCAGTAATCTCTTTTGTTTCCAGTGCTTTTATATATAATCTTTTTATTTCTTTAGTGCCTTCTTTTAAGTATGAAGATCTACCACTAGAGCGTGTAACCTTTACAGGATAAGTGTCTAATAGTATTTGAAAATCTTTTTCGTAAGAAGACTCGGATAATGCACTAAGATCCTCCTCGCCCAATAAGGGATTATCCGTTATCGCGTCCATATACGAAGTAACATGTTCTTTTATGAATATCTCTCCAGCTTCCGTAGCTAGATAACGAGAATCACTGAGAGTATCAGTTTCAAAATGAACGAGGAGTTTCTTTTTTAATAATTTACTTAGTGCAGTATCTGTACTGTAGTTCTCTAACTTATCGTATCTATCGATAAGATCAGTTTTTTCATACACATAACAGTAGAGAACAAAGTACTCTGTCAGTGTTAATTCTATTTCTTCCAACATTTGGATGAAAGGTTCGCCAAAAGCTATCATATTTAAGGGTTTAAAGGGTTAATATATCATCTCATCTATGCTTGCAATCCATTTTACACTATGATCCTTTTCTGTTCGCTTGCGTACCCATTTGAGTTCCTGTGATCCCTTTACAAATATGTTTATATATATTGCTGTCTTAAATTCGTCTTCTGTTTTTCTTAATGTTCTTCCTTTTCTTTGAATGTTGTCCAATGCTTTAGAGCTTCCTGCTGCGCATATACCTAAAGAGCAATCAGGTACATTAAAGCCAGCATTCAATGCTTTAACAGAACTTATAACCCGTATTGGTGAGGTATCATCTGAAAAAGATTCTAATGCCTGTCTTTTTGCTTTTATGCCCAATTTACTATGAAATGTCACGCATTCCTGTTGTAAAGTATTCTGTAATTTATCTGCGAATGCTATAGATTCACTGAATACTAAAGCTTTACGATCTGGATATCGGGCTAATATCTGCTTAGATACTTCTATTTTATTTGCAGCATTATAGCAAAGTTGTTTACGTTTTTGCATTGCGCCGTAAAATATATTAGCCCATTTGGCTTTATCTCTATCCCGAGAGTTCTTCCATCGTGTTGCATTCATAAATGCAACGAATTTACCTCCTAACTCCTCTTCTGCTTGCTTATATGTCTTTTCGACATGTTTGTACTGAAGTGCTTCTATAGGAGAAAAGCTTACTCCTAAGTTATATACTATATGATCTGCTACAAGTCCTAAACGATTTGCTTTCCGCAGGTCAGTAGTATACACAATAGGTGCGATCTTAGTGAGGAATTCTTTATACTCTTCATTTTCTGGTATAGTTGCAGTAAAGCAATATATTTTCTTCCAGGTATTATTCTTATAAAAATTTCTGTATTCGAGGGATAGTGTAGTATGTACTTCGTCTATAACCACGATATCCCAGTTTTGGGCAGTGAATTTATAAGCTGTTTGTATGCATACGAATTCTATCTGGTCCAGAACATCAGACATATTCCATTTGGCTACTTCATCGAGCCATTCGTTATCACGGAGATTCTCAGTAGGCACTATTACTAGTGCTCTACTGGATTTTCCGAATAATCGTAGTGTTGCAGCTATGGCAAGAAGACCTATACGGGTCTTTCCAAGGCCAGTTGCGGCAATAGATGTTCCTTTATAGTTATTCTTCTTCCACGCTTTAAGGTGAAGCTGTTGTTCAGCGTCCTTCTCTAAATTGAGGGCGAGGGTTGTTTGCATTTATAAAATTTATTGGATTTGTAAAATTAGTATTATTTTTTCCATTTCGCACTAATATGTACATCTACTTTCAATTCTCCCGTAGGAATACTTAATAAAGCTGCATCTTCCATCAGTTTTTGTAGTCTAATCTTCCACTCTGGCGCATAGGCTCTCGTAGTTATAGTATCAATCTGATCGTGTACAGCCATTACAAGCTTAACAGGTCTATTAAATTTTGCGATGTCTTCTCGTACGAGGACCATTGCATGCTTGGTCATATCTGCTCCAGTACCTTGAATAGGAGTATTTTTACTTGCACGTTCTATTGTTCCAAGTAGTTCAGACGTTTTATTATCCTTATATCTTAAATTCTGTATTCCGTTGTGCCACCCATCAAAGTGTCTTATCCGTTTAAAGGGTAAGAATGTACGTATAAAGCCTCTATTTAAACCATAGTTACCAAGAGCCTCAAGAAATGCTTTAATAGCAGGAAACGCCTTAAAATAGGCTTGTATAAGATCCTTAGCTTCCTGTGTGGATATATTCAAATTCTCTGCAAGCTTATTAGGGCCCATTCCGTATGCCAGACCAAAATTAATGGTCTTTACATTCGTTCTGAGCTTTTTATGCTTAGGGCAATCACATTTGGATTTATCTACCATATAGGCACAATTAGCTTCTGCTGCCTGTCCCCAACTTATACCATAGACCAGATCTGCACATACTGAGTGTAGATCTTCTCCATTCTTAAGAGCTGCAAGCCATACTGGATCTTTAGAACCATAGGCAATTATACATAACTCTTGTGATGCATAGTCTCCCGATACAAATACAGCTTCAGGGTCATTTACATCTTGAAAGCAATTTCTATACTCATCTGGAGAAGGTATCTGTTGCATATTAGGCAATTTAGATGCGGATCTACCAGTATTAAGTATAGTATTGAACTGTGTATGTATGTTACCTGTATTCTTAACATGCGTTAAAAACTTTTCTCCATAACTTGTAGCAAGTTTCATTTTTTCTTTATACTTTATATATTCTTTAATGAGTATAAAAGGTTTAGAGTGTAGTATAAGCTCTTTTGCATTTACAGTTTCTAAACTAGGCACAAGATTTCTAAAGACCTCTAATACCTGCATAGGACTTGCCCAATTTATATTAACCTTTCGTATGTGTTGTATATCAGTAAATAGATTACTTTGCACATACTTAAGTTTATATCTTCTGGAAAGAATTGGTGCTCTTAATACATATAGATCTAAACGTGCTTGTAAAAGCTCTGCTTCAGTTTTAGCTTTAGTAGCCAGTACTTTCCATAGTATAGTATTTAGAGGCATTCCATTATACTCCATATCTCCAAATGCCAATATGACCTTATTCTCTAATTCTGCTACAGTTTCCAGATCCTCTGCAGAAAGTTGAGGCAGTTGTAAATCTCGAATATCTAAAAGAGGAGCTATATCATCTGCAGCATACTTTAATTGAGAGTATGAAAATGGAGCGCCATATAATTCTGTAAAAGAATTGGTTACATTTTTACTTAGATCCAATGCCAGGTATTTACTACATAGTGTCTTCAAACTATAACTTAGTCCGAATTTACCGCAATGAATTACTTTCTCAACAAGCATAGTATCATATACATTTTCCAGCTTGATATTAGCTCCTTGTAGGATCATTTTATAATCAAACTTTGCATTTTGAAGTACTTTAAGTATGCTTTTACTTTCTAATACATCACGTAATGGTTCTATACTTGTGTTACGAGTGTCTATAAGATATTGATTTTCCTTATCTCCGATCTGAAATAATATCATATTATGTACAGTGAAATCTAATCCTTCTGTCTCAGTATCTACTCCAAGTACTTTCTTATGTTTACAGTAATCTACTACATCTTGGATAGTACAGGGTATAATATCTACACCGTTAGCAGGAGATCTGAATAATGCTTGTGTAGTACTTACAAGATAGATCATTGTTCTAAGATATTCATAAATCTACCTGTTCTTTCTTGCTCGAATTCCTTATCATCAGATGAAAAGGTTTCTTTAAGTTCAAATGTACTTTTTTCCTTATTCCTTACAAATGCATATACTTTACTTGGTTCTCCTATACTTTCAAAGTTAAAAATCAATCCTTCTTCTATAGTTGCTGAATCCTGTAACAGTTTTATATCTTCTGAGGTTAACTTTTCTACATTTAGATTTTTAAGTTTTTCAAATGCTTCAGGATTTTCATCTTTATCTACTTTTGATATGCCGCACATACTAACAAAACAGCACATTTTTGCATTTCCAAGTTTTGATATTTTACGCAGTGTAAGATCCATATCTTCTTTATCTTCAAATAAACTACCAGGAAGAGGAATAAGTTTTGTAGTTTCTTTTTCTGTTAATACAGCTAAAGAAGATACAAATTTATTTTCTTCTATATTTTCAAATATTTTTTTGAATAATCTTAATTGAAAAGATTCATATGTTAATTTTTTATTTTCTTGTTCCATTTATAATAAGTATTAGTTAAAGTAAAAAGAAGTAGAAAGAGAAAGTCTCTAACTACTTCTTACTATTTAAAATTAAATAAAATTTAAAGTTTATCTTCTGTAGATACACATGCTACCATATCAAGTATTTCTCTTCGTGTAACTGGCCCACATCTATAGATACCTTCTAAATCTGCAGAGGTTAGATCCATAAATTCTTCTAAATTGGTTACAGCTATCTGACTTAGAGCATAGCGTGCTCTATATGAAAGACTATTATGTAAATGTGTAAAATACCAAGCGGCTGCTTTTTCTGTAGATATAATCTCTCTTATATCCTCTACAACTTCACATATTCCATGTTGTTTATTGATTTTATCTACGGCACTATTCATGTGTTGTTCAGCTTTCTTATTTTCATTTTTAGCAAGTAAGATTACACATACTGCAGTTCCTAATACACATAAAAAAGTTAACCAACCCCAAGGCCACATTTGTGCGAGTGTAAATAATAATATTGTTTTCATAGTTTAATTGTTTTAGATGTGTTTTTTATTTCAACGTTTAAATCTTTTACTAATCTTTCTAAAACTGCAAAAAATGTTTTATCAGATATGTTTTGCAGATTTACAGCTATTTCCTTTATAACCTCAGGTTTATCTTTTTTAATATTATTCAGACGGGACATAAAGTCTTCTTCCCCTTCTTTATCTGTTAACATATTTAAAAGATCCTCTGCTGTTTTTTGTTTACTCGATTCCTCATCTATAGAGGGTATAGTTACTTTAACCTTTAATTCTAAGGAAAATGGATATTCATTATGTATTACATTTTCTGCAATTTGTGTAAGTTTTTGATGAGATTCTTTTAATTGTTTTACATTGTAAAGTTTCTTACTTAAAGCTGCAAGTTGTGAAGCTGTTATCTCTGATTCCATTTTTAAAAGTCGTTTCCAGGTTCATTAAAATATACTTGTACCTTCTTTTCATTTAATTCATAAGAATCTTTATGAAGTTCCTGTTCTATACTTGATATATCTTTAGGGTTTGCGTTTGATAACGCTGCCATAGTGATCTCTGCGAATTGTATACCTAAAAGTACTGCAGCCTCAAGTGTGGTTATATTCATAGCATTGAAAAGCTGTTCAAAAAGATTACTTTTTTCTAATTTTTTTTCATCTGCATTTTTACTGTTTTCTTCTGCAGTTCTTGTTAACTGCATAAGAGTAAGTAAGGTATTCTGACTAAAATCTATAGATTGTCCAAATACTTCACTCAGTGTGGGTTTAGTGTGGTCTAAATTTAGTTTTAACATTATGTTTAATTAAGATGTGATAAATTTGAATATCATTGTTACGAGTAACCCTAAAGAAAGTATATTCATTGTAATCCATAATGGAAGTATGTATTTTTTTGCTTTTAGTGTATTTCGTACTGCCCTACGTGTAGAGCTTGTTGTTTTTTTTATTTCCATTATAGTGTTTTTATTACTGCTGAAAACTCATCTATAACATCTACAATTTTGAGCCTTATTTTAAAAGGTATCTTATCATTGCTTACCAGATCTCGCAGTAGCGTTGCCATACTATTTAAAAGTTTAAGAAGTGTTAAACTCTCAGTTGTAAGATCTGAAAATAGTTTTGTAGATTCTGTTACTGTTTTCTTCGGTAGTATATTATTTTCTACCAGTGTATTCAGATTCTGTAGTAACTTAAGAATCTCGTTGTTTTGTTTTTCAGTCATATTATGATTTTAAAGGTTAACAAAGGTAATAAAGTATATCTCTATTACTTGAATTTATTGTGTTTTCTTTCGTACCAAGCTTTATATAAAAGAGCACATATAATACTATATGTAATTATTATACCAGCACCAAGCATTATTGTAGTTTGTTGTACAACTACTTCTATTTCAGTTTGAGGTGTATTCCAAATTGTTTCAAATATTTCTTTCATTTAGAGTTTTTCTTTTACACGTTCTTCCATTTCAAGAATGGCCTTATCAAATAATTCTGCAGTTTCTGGTCCAAAAAAATCTACTATTGCGTCCCAGTTATCTCCCCAATCGTTATTTACTGTATTTAGAAATTTATCTGTGTCATTCATAATTTAAAAGTTTTAATTGTTTCCATTGTACCTATCTCTATTATATCCAGGCATTCTCCTTCTTTATGTACATCAAAGTCTATATCTAATAGACTTATTAATCTTTTTATACTGGGAGTCATATCTTCAACTTCTGATACACCTATTGCAATATCGTCTGTTGAGTGTACGGCATAGGTTTCACTTCCTGCTTTAAATGTATGTATTATTATAAATAGTTTTGATTCTTTCATTTCTTTATTTTGTTAATATAATTAATGTCATTTTTTCAGTTAGTTTCATTTCTTACAATTTTAGTGATCTCATTTGCTAACTCTCC